ACATCTCCACCAGGTGTAACGGTCAGTTGGTCCGTGTAGCCGGACTCTTGACGTCGGCGAAAACAGAACGAGTTTGCAGCTGCAGCGACCTGCACCAAGAAAGCAGTTTCATCACCAGCGGTAGTGATGCCGAGATAGGTTGCAATTTGTGGGCCTGTGACCCAAGTGCAAGTTTCGGTATAAGTCAAAGTTCCAGCGTTTGTGGAGCTTCGATCTAGATCACTGCCAGCGTTGTAAAACAACACTTGGTTGGGGATCGGTTGGTTGACATCAAAAAGGAGATCACCTTCAGAGTCAACGCCAATAAACAGGTAACTCGGCAGATCGTAAATGACATGAGTGCCGTTCAGGTCGTGACCCAAACTAGCAATTGTCATTGACTGCCCAACAGCGACAACGGGTTCCGTCAGCGTTTGGACAACCGCATAGTTATCCAACCGCTGGTGGAATGTGACTTGGTATACAGCCATGATCGGCTAACCGCCTTTCGGGCTAGTAGTTAGGCGATGGTGATTGATTGAATGAAACTCGACTTAGCGACGAAGGTGGCGAAGTACTGGTGAATACTCAGGTTCTTGCCAAGTGTGCTCGGGTTGTCAAGGCTCAACAATTGCGGGCCTGATTCGTAGATTTCAAAGCCTGGTGCGTAAACCACAAGCATGGTTCCGGAAGCGAAGTTGTTGTCAACGACGACATTCAAACCGAGAACATTCATGCTGGTGTACTGGAGACCAGAGACGTTACCAATTGAGTTGGTGGTCATCATGCCGTTGGCGTTGTAACCAAACACAGGGCGCTTGTCGGCGTCGGTCTGCTTGCCCAACTTTTCCCATACGTCAGGCGACACGCACAAGTGGGTGGGGAAGAAGTTTGAATCTTCCGCAATTTCTCGAGCGGCGTCGTACAAGGAGCTGAACAACGAAGTCGGATCGGCGTCCGTGACAGTCCAAGTTGAACCTGATGCAGTCTTGCCAGCGACCAAAGCGTCAGCTGCAATGTCGTCAGTCTTGATGAGCACTTGACCAGCGAGGTCGTTCAACACAACTTGCATTGCTGCAGGATCAGTGAAGTCAATGTCTTGGCGTGACAAGGTGACCTGACCGGCAACGGTTGACTTGGTGACAGTGTTTGAAGCAATAACCATTGTGGTTGCCGACACTGCGTCAAGCTGACCAGACTGCGTTGCTGCAGAAGTATGGGTCGTGATGGTCGGACGGATGAACTGGCGACTTGGCGTGTTCGGCATGGCTCGAGCGCCAAAAGCGTTAACGACTGGGCGAACGTAGTTCAGATCCTGGAAGACAGGTCCGAGCACCGAAACGCTAAGCAATCCAGGCGTATCCGATGTCAAGATGTCGCCAGCTGCTGCTTGGATCGCAGTCTGATTACGGCGTGAAGCCTGAATGAAAGCATCGTTTACTTTGTGCCAAGTGTCGCCACCAGTGTGGTAAGCGGCGAGCATTTCGGATGCGCTAGGCATAGCGAACTCACGCTTGGGCTGAGCAAAGATCGGTGCGGTAGGCACAATGACTTCCTCGGAAACGATTGGGCTAAGTTCCATTTTTGGTTCTTCCTTTTGTTCTTCGACTTGTGGCGCTTCCGCCGAAACTTTACTTATGGTAGCACCGGCAAATGCCCCCTGTGGGACTAGCGATAATTCGACCCAATCACCTTTCATGATTGTCATGTTGCCTGCATCGTCGTACTTGAACTCTGTCGGATTTACGCCAACAGAAACAGCGTCAATGACACCATCGGAAGCGAGCACTAAAGCCTCATCTCCTGCTCGAGTATTAGAAACTCGTGCAGTGAAATACATCGCTTCTGGACTGTCAACACGCTCGGCCACTAAACCGACTGCTTGCGTTGAATCGTGGTACATATACAGTTTCGGCGCTTTGCCTTCAACAGACAAACTGCCTGGAGCGAACTGCACGTTCGTGCCATCGGAAACTGTTGCAAAAGTGTTGTAGGGAACTGCGACGCCTGTGATGGTGCGACGATCTTGCCCGTCAGGGCCTGCAGCTTCTACAGCAAAAGTGTTTGAACTAAACCTGATCATGCCAACTCCTCTTGAGTGTTTTCTTCAATTGTTTTTGTTTCTTTTTCCATGTAACTGTCAATCTCTAACCACTTTTCAACATCCCATTTGACATAGGTGCCTCGAGGAAGTTGTTGGCTGAGGGCTGACGAAATTGCTTGTGCATACATTGATAATCCGAATGTCCACAAGTCCGACTTAGCGCCGGCGCTGTTTGTGTAGGCGTATGAACCAGTAGAAATACCCAACAAATATGGGGGGACGTTGCACAAGTTAGCGATTTCTTTTGACTGGTATTCGGCTGCATCAATCAACAGCATTTTGTCCGGTGTCGCTGTCGTTTCTGTGTAAGTCAAAAACTCGTTAAGAGCTGCAGTCTGGTTAGTGCTTCGAGCCTCGTTGAACGCTTCAGCCAAAGCACCCAACTCTTCGGCCGACAACGGTTCTCCACCAGTCTGCTTTAGAACTCCAGCTGGGATTGCTGAACTGGCGTTACGGAAACGGGCATCACACAATTTTAGAGCGGTAGCGATGGTTTGTTCGCTCATGTAAATCATGCCCTGCGTAGGACTGTAAATCTGAACAACATCGGCAGGGTCTAGAGCGCCACCATTGAAATAGATTTCCTTGCTTTTACCGAACCACACTGGACCTTCAGCGTCGGCCGTGTCAATGGACCCCTGTGGTAGACGGGTGGCGGATGCCATGTAACCGTCTTTGGTGCGACTGGTTACATAGAGAAAGCACCTTCCGAAGAAAAATAAATCATCAAAGATCCATGGGAACAAGAACGAGTTAGGCATTTCGGGATCAAGTTGGCGTAGCCAGGTGCGAGGAGCCAACGGCACAGTTTCCATCTCGTTGCCGTTCCAAATCTCGGTGCACATTTTCAATTCCATGCTTGCCAAAACTGACGCCATAAGGTCACGACTTCGACTAATCGCAGGAACAGAAATGGCACGATTACGAGCCAAGCCAGACTGGTACGTGTACCAACTGCCGATCGTGTTGGGGGCTTTGTTTTGTCGGTAGTAATTAGTGCCAACTGCAGCTGCAACCGATTCCTCAGGAATAGGACTAATAGCCGCCTTTGTCACTTCTTTTTTGCTAAATAATCCCATTAGGTTTCCTTTGCAGGGGAGTGCCGACGGGTCCCCGACGAACCCGCCGACACGATGCCGATATTAGTTCACCTTACAACCATTATGGGTTTAGCCCGATTCTGATATTTGCTAGAGAGAGCGATACCCCACACTGCACACTTCGCTAACTCAATCGGTCCTGGACTCGACTTGTGAGAAATCATGACTCCCATTCCGGTCTTAACAAGGACGCTTCTTAATATGTGTTCTGACAAACTGACTTGACCAGAGTGCTTAACACGACCTTCAATGATCATCTTTTGAGCAATGCCTGTCCACTTCAACATTTCGGCCTGACCGACGACAGTCATGCGGCGACGGTAATGCAAAGGCGCATGGATTTCTAACGTCGGTGTAATAGCCAGGGCAACAAGCTTGTCATCCATGACTCGGTCAATCTCAGACCAAAGCGCCGTTTCGTTATCAACAATGAACTCGACATGAGTGTGCACAATGCCATCAAACATTGACGATCTGACGCCAACATAACGATTTGTGTCCATGCTCATTTCTACGGCCAGCACTCCACCGGCAGGCATTGGGTCATCAGTTTTACAGGACGCCCAAACGCCTTCCTCCAACCAACTGCCTCGACTACTGACCCACATATTTAAGTGGGCACGCAAGAACGACTCTTTTTTAGATACAGCCTGGAGTGCTTCAACCGTGATCGTCTTACCGAGAGCAGGATTAGCGTAAATCCAGTTTTCAGGGTTACGCCAATCCCGGTCGCCGATACTCCATTCAGCGAAATAGAGCCGTGTGCGCTCGCCTCGTTCAATCTCTGAGATAGCCGTTTCACGCATATGAATCATGGCCGTACTTGACTCATCACCAGCTGTACTCCAACAACTCAACAAAGGATTCTTGCGAGCAATCTGCGACGGCCGTAAAGCTTCTGACAAACACTTCTCAGACACATTGAAAAGTTCGTCAACAACGATCAAGTCATACGATCCACCATGCAAGTTCGGAGAAGCTGCACGAACTTCCCACATAGACCCGTCTGGCATCGTCACCGACTTGCGACCAAACGTCCGCATCGCTTTACCACCAAACGACTCAACAAGAATCGGTGCCAACAAATTAAAAATGCTTTCAGCACGATCAAGACGGTTAGCAACCGAAAGCACATTTTGAGGAGTGCCACGAAGCCTGGCAAAGTCCGTTAACCACCACCCAATCAAAGGGCACAAGCCACCTTGCGACTTTCCATTTTGTCTCGCCGTACTGCATAAAGATTCACGAAACAAAAGGTCGCCGTTTTCGTCGTGACTAAGTTGACCAAACAATGCGTGCTTTTGCCATTCAAAAAGACAAATGTTTTGATGCCTTTCTGCCCACTGAGCAACTTGGGGGCCGTAAGACAGATTCGACAGACCAGACGTTTCCAATCTCGGAAAGTAGTCTCTGACCTGCGGTAATGTCGGCTGGTTCTCGCCAGTTCCGGCTAAATCTTTGTAAGGAGAGATTACGAGAGGCGG